GAAGAAACCGGTGTTGCACTACCTTACGTCATAACTGTAGAAAAAAGCACCGGAACAGTGCTAGCCATCCGTCGTAACTGGTATGAAGATGATACATTGAAGTTGAAGCGCATTCACTTTGTTCACTATCAATACGTACCGGGATTTGGATTTTATGGATATGGACTCATCCACCTTATTGGGGGTTATGCTCGTAGTGCTACCTCTATTGTTCGCCAGCTTGTTGATGCGGGAACGCTCAGCAATTTACCGGGCGGCCTCAAGTCACGAGGCTTACGGGTTAAGGGAGACGACACACCAATCTCCCCCGGAGAATTTAGAGACGTAGATGTACCATCTGGCACGATTAAAGATAACGTCATGCTCCTTCCTTACAAGGAGCCTAGCCAGACTTTATTCCAATTGTTTAATCAAATTGTCCAAGAAGGACGAAACTTCGTTTCTGCAGGAGATTTGCAAGTTTCCGATATGGGCGGTAATGCACCAGTTGGTACAACTCTTGCTATCTTAGAGCGCACTCTCAAAGTAATGTCGGCGATTCAAGCCCGTTTACATTACTCAATGAAAAACGAATTCCGTCTACTTAAAGTAATTATTGCGGACTACACCCCAGAGGAATATAGCTATGAACCTGTTGAAGGTAATGCGTCTGCTAAGAAATCGGATTACGACGATGTGGAGGTCATACCTGTTTCTGACCCTAACGCGAGCACGATGGCGCAGAAAATCGTACAGTATCAAGCTGTGCTCCAGTTGGCTCAATCAGCGCCGCAACTCTACAACCTCCCACTCCTCCACCGCCAAATGATTGAAGTGTTGGGTATTAAGAATGCAGCTAAATTAGTACCAATGTCTGATGATATCAAGCCAACAGACCCAGTGACAGAGAATCAAAACGTATTGATGATGAAACCCGTTAAGGCGTTTAGCTATCAGGACCATGAGGCTCACATTCAAGTTCACATGTCTGCAATGCAAGACCCAAAGATTATGGCGCTCTTACAAAACAATCCGCAAGCGCCGCAGTTACAAGCTCAAATGTTGGCTCACGTCAACGAGCATATTGGATTCCAATACCGTATCGAAATCGAAAAACAAATGGGCATGTCTTTACCCGCTCAGAAGATGGACGATATGAACGAGGAAGAAGACGTCAATATGTCCCCAGAAGTAGAAGCGCAGTTAGCTCCAATGATTGCACAGGCAGCTCAAAAACTATTGGCTCAAAACCAACAGCAAGCCGCACAGCAACAAGCTCAACAGCAAGCGCAAGACCCAATTATTCAAATGCAAATGCAAGAGTTGCAACTCAAAGCACAAGAGCAACAACGCAAAGCTCAGAAAGATGCAGTTGATGCGCAGCTTAAGAATAAGCAATTGGATATTGAAGCACAACGCATTAAATCACAACAGCTCATTTCCGCAGGTCAAATGGCGGTTAACAGCACAATGAACTCGCAGAAACTTAAAGTACAACAACGTGAATCTGGAGCAAAGATGGCGATTGATACTTTAAAAACTGCAGCCCAGCATCATCATGAACGGTCTCAGCAAAAAGACCAGCAAGTAGCCGATTCTTTGATGGCAGAAATGCAACCAAAGCAGGTACAACCTAAAGAGGAAACTAAATGACCGAGTACGAATATATTCGACTTGAACTACAAAAAGAAGTAACTAGTAAATCTGAATTCATTGCCGCAGGCAATTGCAAAACGTTTGACGAGTACAAACATGTAACAGGGGTTATCCGGGGTCTTGCCCTTGCTATAGATTTAATTAAAGACCGCGAGCAAAAACTAGAGGATGATGATGAGTGAACTGTTAATCAGTGACGCAATGGGTAATATTTCTAAATTACCCGAAAAGGTAGAGCAAAAAGCAGCACAGCTACCTAAGCCAGCCGGCTACCACATTTTATGTATGGTTCCAGATGTAGAGGAAGAATACGAAAGTGGAATTATCAAGGCTGATACAGTAATGAAATACGAAGAAATCCTAACACCTGTATTGTTTGTAATGGATATTGGACCTGATGCTTATGCAGATAAAGAGCGTTTCCCAAGCGGCCCATTATGCAAAATCGGTGATTTTGTATTGATTCGCCCTAATTCTGGTTCCCGTGTAAAGATTCATGGACGTGAATTTAGAATTATCAATGATGACTCAGTAGAGGCAGTTGTTGAAGACCCCCGTGGAATTACACGAGCATAAGGAGAACTAAATGGTAACAGAAGAATTTGGAGCAGTCCGATTTGAAGGTGGCAAACCTGTCCCTGTAAATGACGATGCAGTCTTTGAGTTTCCCGATGAAATAGAAACTAAGGGTATACCCGAAGAAAAACAAGAAGAGCCGGTAGAAACAAAATCGGAAATAGATATTGAGATTGTTGATGACACTCCGCCAAAGGACCGTAATCGCAAGCCAATGGCTAAACCCCCAGAAGATGTTACGGAAGATGAACTAGAGTCTTATGACGAAAAAGTTCAAAAACGTATTAAGAAACTGGGTAAAGGCTATCACGATGAGCGCAGGGCTAAAGAAGAAGCCATCCGTATGCGTGAAGAGGCATTGCGTGTCGCTCAAGCGGCGATTGAAGAAAACAAGAGATTACAATCCCAACTGCATGAAGGTAGCAAAGTTTTTATCGAGCAAGGTAAAAGTGGCGCTGAAGCTGAATTGGCTATGGCCAAGAAAGCATATAGAGAAGCCTACGATGCAGGTGACGGTGAAGCACTTGTAGAAGCTCAACAACGTATAGCAGAAGCTACTCTTAAACTAGATAAAGCACAGAATTTGCGCCCAATCGAGGTAAAAGAGCAGGAATATAAGCTCCCAGAATCAACCCCAGAGCAACCAGGTCAAGACCCAAAACTATCCACATGGCTAGAAAATAACCCTTGGTATGGTGGCGAAACCCCTGAAGAAGATGAAATGACTGGTCTTGCAATCACCATTCATAACCGTCTTGCTCGTGAATTTGGGGAAAAATATGTTGGGACGGATGAATACTACCAAAAAATTAGTAGTACAATCCAAAAAAGATTCCCCGATTATTTCGGGAGCGAAGACGAAATTGAAACACAAACACCGCCTAAGGAGGAAACTCCCAAGCGAGCAAAACCAGCAGCAAACGTTGTAGCACCCGCTACTAGGTCTGTTGCACCCAAGAAGATTCAACTAACGCCTACGCAAGTAGCTCTTGCTAAACGATTAGGAGTTCCTCTTGAACTTTACGCCAAAAAGGTTGCCGAACAAATGAATGGAGATAAACGATGAGTACTAGTAAATTAACCCGTGAATTAGAAACACGCGAGCAAGACACTCGCCCCATAGCTTCTTGGGCACCCCCAGAGCTATTGCCAAGTCCAGACCCAAGACCGGGTTGGACACATCGCTGGGTACGTACTTCTACTCTTGGGGTTTCTGACCCTATGAATGTCTCCGCAAAGCGTAGGGAAGGGTTTGAACCTGTTAAGGCAGAAGACTATCCTGAGCTAATGGCCCACGCGTCTATTGATGGACAGTTTAAAGGCTCAATTGAAATTGGTGGTTTAGTATTATGCCGTGCCCCAGAAGAATTCATGAAGCAACGTGCTGCGCACTACGAAAAATTGAGTACTTCACAAATGGAATCGGTGGATAATAACTTCTTACGCGAGAATGACCCACGTATGCCTCTCTTCAGAGAGAAGTCTACAAAAGTTACTTTTGGTAAGGGTAATTAATTTAATTTAATTTTGGAGGTTTTAATATGGCAACAACAGCTAGCCCCTATGGGCTAAAGCCAATTAACCTTATCGGTGGTCAAGCCTTTAACGGTGGTGTGATTCGTGAGATTGCTCTCACATCCTCTACTAACTTGCCTATCTATAACGGTGACTTGGTACAAATCGGCGCCACCAGTGGTGGTCAGCCTTCAGTTGTCAACTCTTCTCCAACAACCAGCACTGCTGGTATCGTTGGTGTTTGCGTTGGCGTTCGCTATCAATTGTCAGGTCAACAACTTGGCTATCCTTTGTATGCACAATATTTGCCTGCTAACGCTGTTGGCGCTGGCTACACAAATATTTTCGTACGCGTAATGGATGACCCAGATTGTTTGTTCCAAGCTCAGTCACAAGGTTCTGTAAACGCTTCTTCTATTGGTAAAACAGTAGCATTGGCTGGTTATGGTAACGGTACTAGCAGCACAACTGGTAACACATCAACTGGTAACTCAATTATCGCTTTGTCTAGCACTGTTTCTAACACCAACGCTTTGGCAATGAAAATTGTTGATTTGGTTAACGAAAGTTCTACATTCGGTGGTAACTTCCCATCTAACCCTGGTGACGCATATACAGATTGCATCGTGAAGATTAACTTCGGCGTGCATTCTTACTATCAGTCACAAGGTACTGCATCTTAATAAAGGAGCTAACACATGGCTATTTCACGTTCGCAGCTCCTAAAAGAGCTATTACCTGGGCTTAATGCCCTTTTTGGATTAGAGTACGCACGCTACGGCGAAGAGCACAAAGAGCTTTATGAAATTGAAGCATCTGAGCGTTCTTTCGAAGAAGAAACCAAGTTGTCCGGTTTCTCTGCAGCTCCAGTCAAGTCTGAAGGCGCAGCAATTGCTTATGACAATGCGCAAGAAGCATGGACTACTCGCTACTCACACGAAACCATCGCTTTGGGCTTCTCAGTAACTGAAGAGGCTATTGAAGATAACTTGTATGACTCTTTGTCTGCTCGTTATACCAAGGCTTTGGCTCGTGCTATGGCATACACCAAGCAAGTTAAAGCTGCTTCTGTATTGAACAACGGTTTCAACTCCAGCTACGCTGGTGGTGACGGCCAGTCTTTGTTCTCTACTTCGCATCCTTTGATTTCTGGTGGCACAAACAGCAACACACCAGCTACTCAAGTTGACTTGAACGAGACTTCTTTGGAAGCCGCCGTTATTCAAATCGCAGCTTGGACAGATGAGCGTGGTCTGTTGATTGCAGCTAAGCCTAAGAAGTTGGTTGTTCCTCCTTCATTGATGTTCGTTGCTACTCGTTTGCTAGAAACCAAACTCCGTGTTGGTACTAACAACAACGATATCAGCGCCATCAACAACAATGGCACAATCCCAGAAGGTTACACAGTTAACCACTTCTTGACCGACGTAAACGCATGGTTCTTGTTAACCGACGTTCCAAACGGCTTGAAGCACTTCGTTCGTACTCCGCTGCAAAACAGCATGGACGGCGATTTTGATACTGGTAACGTACGTTACAAGTCTCGTGAGCGTTACAGCTTCGGCTGGTCTGACCCTCTCGGCGCTTGGGGTTCATCTGGCTCGTTCTAATCTGGACAGCCTAAATAAAGGCCCCGCTCACAAGGCGGGGTTTTTTATGTGTATAATTGCTGCATTGCAACAAATTAAATGACTCATAAATGAGTCCATAACCTACTTAAGGAGTTTTATATGATTGATTTTGGAGTTGAAGAGCAATATAAAAAGTATGGACAAGTAATTGAAAGAACAGTACAAGCATATGAGTTTTGGTTTCATTCAATAGCTTCTACTATTCGTGCGTACTTAACTACTACTACTAAAAAATAAAGTATTGCACCCAGATAAAAATGATGTACACTACGGTTTATCTGGGTGATTTCTCTTATCGGACTGCCCCAGCAGACGATGCAACGATTGATAAGAGTAACTTTTGCATAAGGAAATACTATGTCTCGCGCAACATTTGAAGGTCCAGTCCTAGCTGGCGATAACCGTTTTGGCGCTTTACGCGATGTTGGTACGGTTCGTTTAACACAATCTGCAGCAATGAACGTATTGAACACTACTGTAAACACAGTACAATACGGCGGTTCTTCTGGCCAATTCGTTGTTTCTAATGATTTGCCTAACGGCAACGGTGTTGTATATACACCATCTTCTACTACTTATCCTCCTGTAGCTGCAACTATTACTGCTGATGGCGCAAACGCTATTTATCGTGGTTGGGTTGCATATATTCCTACAGGCTCACGTATTACTGCCGCTGATATTGATGTAGGTGTTCTACCTACTGTTGCTGCTGGTAACTTGACTAACTTTACAGTTACTGTTGGTAATGCTTTCAATGGCGCACAATACGCTACTACAGGCAACATTACTGCAGTTGGTCGTCAAACAACAACTTTCTCTGCAAGCCAATTGGCAAACTGCCAAGCAACTACTGCCGATATTACTAACAGCCAACAGCCTGCAACTCTTTCACAAGTTGTATTTACTGCTAACGTAGCGGGTAATACTATGACTTCGCTGACTGCTGGTTTAATGTACATTACATTGAGCTATACACAGGCTGATGGTCAGTTAGGCTCTACAACTGTATATCCATACGGTAACCTTGACTAATTAATCGAATAAATGGGGCGCACAACTGAAGGTCGTTGCGCTTAAATGAGTGTCCTTAACACCGCCCTTTTTTAAAATTTAAGGAGATTAATTATGACAATGCAAACCGATGTAAAACAGGCGCATTTAAACCAGTCTGGTTTTTTGTATATTGGCCGTACAAGAATTAAAGGTATTTCTATTCGTGGAAA